TACTACCCTTATGGACGTTAGCGGTAAATCTCAAAACGAAGCTAGTAACCGGCTAGCCCAGCTTATGAGTCATGGCCAGATATTGCACCAGAACGAATTAGTGCTAAATGAGGCTATAGCCGCGTGCGCTACTAAACACACTGAGTACGGCTGGAAAATTGTAAGGCGTAAGTCAGCCGGTGAAATATGCGCCGCTATCGGTGTAGCTATGGTCGCCTGGTACGCCTCTAGGCCTCAGGCAGTCGCGCAAATAATAGTCAATTAGACACGCCGAACAAATCGGACAAATTATTTAAAATGTGTCTATACTACGCACGTGGGGATATTTCAATCATTACGCCTGGTTGAGTCTGTCAGTGCGCCTCAAAGTACCCCGACGATACGCGCCCAATATAACCCGCCTGTATTCGAACCAGACCCAAGCAGCTTATTTTTCACACCTCAAACTTTTATTACTAGATCAGACGCTATAGCTGTACCGTCCGTCGCTAGAGCTGCAGCGTTAATAAAAGGGGTAGTAGCAACACTGCCCCTACACCTTTACAGAAAATCTACCGGCCAAGAATTAGGCAACCCAATCTGGCTAGATCAACCAGACTACAGACAGCCTCGCGTAATTACTTTAGGTTGGACTGTTGACGCTTTATTTTTTTACGGCGTTGCATATTGGGAAGTTACCGAGCTTTACGCAGATGACGGGCGGCCTAGTCGGTTTGCCTGGGTAGCCAACACACGCGTAACAGTAACTCTAAATAACACAAACACTTTAGTTAAATCTTATGCAGTTGACGGTAGCGAACGACCAGCTACAGGTATTGGCAGTTTAATTACTTTTCAAGCTATGGACGAAGGCATTTTAAATAGAGGCGGTAGAACTTTACGCGCGGCACTTAATTTAGAAAAGGCCGCTGCTGTTGCAGCCGAAACGCCGATCGCGAGCGGGTATATTCAAAATTCTGGGGCTGACCTTCCTGAGGAACAAATTACCGGACTACTAGCTAGTTGGAAGTTGGCACGTACACAGCGCAGCACAGCGTATCTATCCAGCACGCTTAAGTATGAGCCAACAGCCTTTAGCCCTAAAGATATGATGTACTCAGAAGCAAAACAAGAACTAGCTACTGAAATAGCTAGACTTTGTAACGTACCGGCTTACCTGCTAAGTGCAGACGCCAATAACTCTATGACTTACTCAAACGTAATGGACGAGCGCAAACAGCTCGTAGATATGAGCCTACGGCCTTTTATATCTGCAATCGAGGAACGTTTATCCATGAACGATATGACTAATTCACAAAATTACGTGCGTATGTCGTTGGACGACAGTTACTTACGTAGCGACGCATTAACACGTTTAGCAGTAATTGAAAAAATGTTAGCTCTTAATTTAATTACAGTAGAACAAGCCCGCGAAATGGAAGATTTAACACCTAACGGAGGTACACCTAATGCAGTTGAACTTTAACAGCTCAATAGAAGCAACAGATCAAGAGCGTAGAATTATCGCCGGTAAAATTGTACCGTTTGGCGAAATTGGGAATACGAGTATTGGCAAGGTAATTTTTGAGCAAGGCTCAATAAATTACCAAACCGGCGGTAAAATTAAATTACTATTAGAACACTCAGCTACTGACCCTATTGGTTTTGCACAAAATATAAGCGAGGATACACGCGGCCTTTATGCAACCTTTAAAGTAAGTGCTACTACAAAAGGTACAGATAGTTTAATTGAAGCTAGCGAAAATTTACGCGACGGTTTAAGCGTTGGCGTAACAGTTGACGCAAGCGAGGAAAGAGGCGGCGTACTTTACGTACAGTCTGCCGTTTTACGTGAAGTAAGTTTGGTCCAGGCAGCAGCCTTTAAATCTGCAGCGGTTGAATCCGTCGCAGCCAGTGAGGTAGAGCCTGAGCCAGTAGAGGAAACCCAAGAAACCCAACCAACCGAAAGTGAGGCCAGCGTGGATAACGCTACCCCAGCACCCGAGGTAGAAGCCGCACAAACGGTAGAAGCCTCACGACCAACAGTAACGGCACCTGCCTATACTGCACCCCGTAGCCCAATTAACACCCCAGCCGATTACCTTTTTCACAAAGTAAAGGCAACAATGGACCCAGGCAGCGAGTCTGCACTATGGGTACGCGCAGCTGATGACAGCACCAGTAATAATGCTGGACTTATTCCGACGCCTCAACTAACTACTTTGTTTAATGGCAAGTCAGATAGTTTCCGCGCAAGCATTGAAGCTATCAACACTGCAGCTTTACCGGCTATGGGAATGCAACTCCAAATCCCGCGTATTAAAACTGTCCCTACGGTCGCGGACACAAATGAAGGGTCAGCACCTTCAGAGACAGGCATGGAAGTCGAGTTCATTACGGCAAGTGTCAACAAGTACGCGGGCTCCAATACCTGCAGCGTTGAGCTATTTGACCGCAGCGACCCAGTTTTCCTAAACGTATTGGTGCAACAAATGGCCGACGCTTACGCTTTAGCTACTAACAATTTTGTTAATGCTGAGTTAATTAGTGCAGCAACATTAGACGCTACTACCGTAGCTACTTACCCAACAGCTGCAGAGCTTCTAGGTATCGTGTCCCGCGGTGCAGCTAGCGTGTACTCAAACAGCAAGCGTTTTGCTCGTAATATGATCGCCTCAAGCGGACAATGGGCAAACATCATGACCCTTAACGACTCAGGGCGACCAATCTACACAGCCCAACAACCGCAAAATGCCGGTGGCGCAGTATCAGTATCAAGCCTACGCGGCAACGTTGCAGGACTTGACCTATACGTAGATTATGCAAACTCAGGCGACGGCGACGGTACCCTTTTAATCGTTAACCCTGACTGCTTTACCTGGTACGAATCACCTCAACTACGCCTAACTACTAACGTGATTTCGAGTGGGCAGATCGAGATTATGTATTACGGCTATGGTGCACTTGCAACACTAGCTGCAGGCGGCGCGTTTAAGAATAACAAGGCGTAAGCCTAAAACACTAGAACCCTAGACCCTGCCCCTAGTCCGGTGGGGTTTAGGCCAAACAGTTAGGAGTAGAGCGCGTGGCTGCAACGTATATAACCCAAGCTGAGCTACGCGCTTTGCTTAACATAACTGGAATTACCCTTTACACAGACGCTTCAGTAGAGGAAGTCTGCCAGGCTACAGAGGATATTTTAAATAAGTATTTATGGTTTAACACTGCCCCAATAGCTGCAACAGCTTTAAGCGCAAACGTAGCTACGATTACAACCCCTACACCTCATGGCTTTGTAACTGATCAGTCGGTAGTAATAAGTGCAGCCGGCGCTACTTTTAACGGCACTAAAACTATTACCGGCTATGACCTTTACCAGTTTACTTACGATAAAACGGCTGCAGATCAAACTACACACCTTGTTAGACCTTACGGTTTAGTTACTGGGCCTAACCACGCTACAGATTATGCAAGTGTGCCAGCGGTGCGCGAAGCTGCAGCCGCTTTAGCTACGACAATCTGGCAAGCCAGACAAGCCCCAGGGGCCAGCGTTACTACGATAGACGGCTTTATAGCTTCGCCTTATCAGCTAGGCAATACTCTTATAGCAAAGGTACGCGGGCTTATAGCCCCGTATATGTCGCCTAACTCTATGGTGGGCTAATGCCTGCAGCTATAACTACCCTTAGATCAACACTAGCTACAGCGTTAGCTAACGTAGGAGTCTGGACAGTGTTTAATCACGTCCCAGAAATCCCTTTAGCTAACTCGCTAGTAATCGCTAATGATGACCCTTATATTTTGGTTAACAGCAACGTTAAAACTGCTATAGCCCCTACGGTACGTTTTAAGTTATTTTTGTTAGTGCCAGTTATGGATAACTTAGGTAGCCAGACCAAGCTAGAGGATTACTACCTGGCTGTTATGACAAAGTTAGCCGCTTCTGGTTTAACAATAAATATAACTAGCTTTAGCGCACCTGCAATTTTAGAAACGCCAAGCGGTAACTTGCTTCAGAGTGAAGCAGGGTTAGAGATAATAAGTAGCTGGAGTTAACAATGACTAACTATAAAGTAATGATCGATAACGATATCGCAGGCGTTGGCTTAGGCGGTACGGTGAGCGAAACAGATTTAGAAGGGTGGGACTTACCACACTTGCTAAAAATTGGTGCTTTAGAGGAAATCTCAGTAAGCCCAACCCCTACTAAAGTAAAGGAAGTGCAGGAATAATGGCAATTTATTTTACAAATAATACTTACCTAAAACTAGGTACTGTAGATATGTCAACCGTAGTTATCTCAGCTAGCATTAACGTAAACTACGATCAGCTAGAAATC